TCTTGATTGTTCAATTCGTTGTTTTCCATATGTTTTATACTCTACCTGTTATTTCATTTCCCATTTGAGCTTCGAGGGTTGCCTCAAGCTGTATTTGTTCCAATACTTGTTTTCCTTTCAATAGCTGAACTTGATAGTTCGAATCAGCTTTAATCTTGGCCATCTCCTGTTCTTTCATAAGTTCCATGTTGGCCATCTCACGCTGTTTCATAATTTCGATCTGAGCAAGTTGCATTGCAGTTTGACGCTTGGCTTCTTCAGTCATAATTGCAGATTGTTGCTGACCTTGAATTGTCTGCTGCAACATCATTTGTGCGTGTTGTTCCTCTCGCTGACGAGCCTCTGTTTCTTCAGTCGCCATAAACCAAAGCGCTTCATCCACATCTCCGTTCTTCAAAAGTTGGGCTACACGTTCCACGCTTGAAGGGCTTAACAATACGGCGCCATCCTTTGTTGGCATCTGAGACATTTGCATAGCGCGTTGAAGAATAGCGCTCTTCTCTTTCTCGTTTGGAAGAACCTTACAAGATATCGCTAGTTGATCTAACGATAACCCTTCAAGTTCATCAAGTGCGTTAATCATATTTTCGCCAATAACGCTCTCATAAAACTCACGAATCTTAGGATCGTATTCAATATCTATTCGAGCCTGGTGAATAATTCTTTCACCAATTTTTTGCTTGAATTGACGCTCAGATTCGCGAAGAGGCCAGTTAGCATGGTTACCAGCAACATAGTCGGCTTCCATCACTCCAACCAAACGCTCCGCTGACTGATCAGGGCTTGCGGCCATTGCGTCCGGAATACCCATGAGATCTTTAATCATCATTTGGATATTGGCTATTTGAGCAAGCCATTCTTGGCCTTGTGGACCAAGACCGTTATCCATTTCTGTCAATGGCTGAGACACATACTTACCTGTTGCCGCGTTAAACTTAGTAGCGACAATCTGAATACCGTTTTGACGGTGGATATGCATGAGGTCGAACAGGTCGTACTCTACACCTCCAATCTTAATGTTTGCGGCTTCGCCCACATCAATTCTATATCCTTTTGGCGCAGCAGCCCAAACAGCTGCACGTAATTTCAATACAGCAAACATTAAATCATCCAGCAAACCACGAACGCTTCGTGTTGGTGATTGACCATTAATTCGGTGGATTACATATGAACTCATTGGAGAAAGGCCCTTCTGCATTTGATTGGGCTTCTTCTTCCATTCGTAAATGCGGTCTTGACCTGTTCCTGAAATTATGTATGAACCCTCGTACCAATAATTGCAACTTACTTCATCATAAGTATCGCTTGGGTTCTTCTTTTTTTCTTCTACAGGCTTGTTGTTACGCAAATAACTTGCATAACCCTGTTTGTTTGTTCGTTCTACATATTGCTTGTAGTCTGTAGATAAATACTCAAACTTCAACACATAAACTTTAAAGTCCATCCAAACCCAACGGTTTGTGGTAGCGTCCTTACGCTCAAATGCCCATTGCGGAATTGAAGACAATGTAGTCTGATACGGAACGTATGACTTAGCCATAGACTGAATTTGAGCTTCAGAAAACCCAGCATCAATTAACTTGCTGTATATGGATTGAATTGTCTCAACTTCGATGTGGCCTATAGCTGTTGGTTCTTCTTGATTATCTTCATTCCAAAGCATAATCATTCTGGCTGGATCTACATAGTTAAATTTTACTTGACCAGTTATTGGATCATTGTAAAGTTTAGCAGCCCTAAAATGAAAATCAATAGCATCTCGGTTAAAATTCATACGTTGAGATGACCAGTCAGATGCACGAAATCCAGACTCCGCCAATTTCTCAAGAGCTACCTCATATTTAGTTTTAAAAAAACCAAAACGATCTGCCATCTCAAGCATTGTCTCGTCCTTAGGCACAAAAGGCAACTTAAACTCTGGAAGACCTAACTCTTTTGCTAAAGGGTTTGTATAATTTGCCTTAGCGTACAAATCATATTTTTTACGCTTCTTTTTATTGATGATGTTTTTATCAAGAGAAACACAATCAAGTTTATAATCGTTATCTGAAAGAATTGATAGAAGAACATTCGACAGCTTTCTCATTGGAGAGAAGATATCATAACTAATGTTAGTCATGGCCTTTCTTTGGCCCCTAGTCATTCCCCTAGTTATACCGGCGGCCTCGCTATTTGGCGAAGACTTAGATCCCGTTGGAGATCCGTTGGTAAACCAATTTTTATATTTTTCAGGAGACTGAACTCCACCACCATAATTTCTTACCTCCTGCATTTCAGGAAGTTGGCTAAAAGAAAAATAAGTGCCTCCTGCACAAAAACGAGAATATAACGCTCTTGCACATCGGAGTCCAAAGTCTGGTTTTAATTTATCGCTTTCTGGAATGTTGTCATTGGGAAACAACACCCCTCCAGCCATTTGAGGCAGTAGCATATCGTACAAATTTAGTTAACCACGACAAATGTAGTAAATTTTTTATTAAATAGCTGAAAACAATTAGTCTACATCGAAGGTTGCAAATCCACCCGTAATTTCTATTGGCTGATAAACCTCCTTGTAAAGATCTGGCATTCTGCTTTTTATGGCTCTCATACACCAACCTGTAGCCGCGCACAAGTCATGGTTTGTAAGGTCGTCTATCCCTCTCATCTGACTCCATTCTTCAATTATCTCCCACATTTTCACATACTTAACATTGTTGTTGAAGAAAGTCATAATATCTCCAGCCATTTCGTTTTTTTCAGCTTCACCTGCCCAAACTCCGGGTCTTCCCTCCTGCTTTCCATCAGATCCCAAATCTTTGAGTAGGTACCCATCAAAGCCGTTGTCCCTAAAATATTCGACAAGGGCTTCTCCATCGGGCCACTCTGGATAGACATAAGCCCCAAGGAATATAGCTGCTTTCAACCATTCTTCGTGATATTCAGCCTTATCTTCAGTTTGTCTATTGTAAATCAAAATCCAATCATTACTTGACCACTCATTACGTGGCTTGGTATCTGGATCAACTTGGCTATCCCGTTTATAAAATACCGCAGCAGCGGCATTCGACTTCTTTTTACCCACAGTATTTCTTTTGTGAAACTTTACCGGGTCACAGCATAAAAAGAACTTGTTCATCACTGATGGATCTGGAGCATATATAGGACCCCTTTCCTTTGGAGGAATATAGCCTTCTTCTGGAGTAACAACTGTTTTTCTGTTTCTCATTTCTTGTGGAGGCAAATAGCTCATAGTCCAACTACCCTTCGGATCATTCTCTACATATACATCTCCTCCAAACTTATCTCCTGCCCACTTAAAATTAATTTTTGTGGTAATAGGAGTTCTGGAAAATTTAAGTTCAGATATACGATCACGCATCTTCTCGATGGGCATACCCATATCTTTTGGAATCACAGCAAAAGCCTGCTTCCAACTCATAGGGAAGTTCTGCTGTAACTTAATAAGTTTCTGCCACTCACGCTTGCGCTCAAAGTAATCGGCCTGGTTTAGTAGGTATGACTTGGCTCCCTTGGTAATCCATTTGCCCTCGTTGGACATAACTGGCTCCTTAGGATCATCGATAATACTTGCGCCGTACTCGTCAATGTATCCCTCTACCGCGTAGTAACCGGGCAGGAAGAAATTGATGAGTCCCGATGGAGTTGTTCCGTTCTCGTTGCGGTCAGAGAAGTGTGAGTCGTTGGCAATATCAAAGAATTGCGCTCCACCTCCCGTATCCATGTCACCCACGGTAGACGGCATGATGCAGAAACCTCGGATGTTTTCCCCGCGCTCAATCGCTGGCTTCATCGTGTTGTACCACCACGTCGGGATATTTTGGTCCGCCGCCTTCGCGTCCGTTTTTTTCGCTGGCTCGTCACGGTAAACAAATGCGATTTCCGCTTCTCCATCCGCCGCTTTTTCCGTCGACGGGAGTGGCGTAATGAAGCATTCCATTTGTTCGGGGACAATTCCGGCCCTTGCTGCTGATGCGATTGCTCCTTCATACTGAAAACGCAAACCCTCCTTCGCTTCTATCCTACCACGATAGTACGGACGAAAGAAGAAAGGGAGTTTGCTTACAGGTGTTTGAATTTGTTTTATAAATATCTTGTTTACTGCCTGATCTTCATTCATCGCTTGGATGATAAAGGTTTGATCCGGCATATTGAGTGTTCCCCAAGTGCAAAAGCAACAAGCAATTGCTGTTTTGGCAATACGACGCCCAGATACAAAGTTGATTCCGTGAACCGTTCTTTTGCCCTTTCCCACAGTAACATTTACGTTTGGTTCAACATAATACTCAAACCCCTGTTCGTTCATATCCTCAACAACATTCTTTACATCTTGGTTTGAATACCTTGTTTTTACTACACCATCCTCCCTGTATAAAATCTTGTGCTTATAAAATGCATCTTCTGTAGTGTAAGCATACATGAACAAATGGAACATCTTGCGTTGGTAATCCCGGTAGTCAGGGCGGTTGTTGTTCTTTCCAAAGTTCTTTACTGTCCAGAAGTTCAAAAAGAAATAATTGGCTCCGTTAATATAGGTTGGTTTCCCCTTAATGAAACACCAATAACCAACATATCTACGTTTAATCTGGAGCTTGATCCACTCAATCTCCATTGCATAATACTTCTGGTTTGACTCAATCTCTTCGTAAATATCCTCAAGTCTTACGTCACCTACCTCTTTGTACTTGGATTTATTAGTTGCGTGCTTCTTGTTAAACACAACTTCATAGATGAGTCGTATTTTTTCTGGAGTTTCTTGATATGTAAACTTCTGTTCTTTTGGATCCAACCCATAACCATCAACATACGCAAGAGCCTCTTCTCTTGTGACCTCACGTTTTAAATGATGGGAATACCACTTTTCAAGGCGAGGAAGAGGAATACGAATAGTATCTAATTCATCGTCATCCTCATGGAATGAAACATATTTATCTTCCTCCTCGTATTCGTACTTCATGGTATAATACTTTATGGTATAATCTCCGGGAATATTTCTTTCTTCTCACGCCAGATACGAGAGTAGTGTTCTGGTTGTATTCCAAGATTCTCCGCACGAACTGAAAATGTAATCGCCTTTTGCAAGGTAATGCTTGTCTCATCATTCATGATTCGGGTGCGGGCATCCACCAGGGTCTGCCTCCAACTCTCAAGACCAGCTTGGAAGTTCTTATCATCGTTTGACCTATCTACTGGCTGAGTTAACAACGCTCTTTGCAAAGCAGCTATTCTTATATCGGCGGTACACATGATCGAATAATCCTCCGAGCATTGTAAACGTGTGAACGTGATGTATCGCTCCACCGCCCAGTCCACATTCATCATGCAGAGCTGGGCGTACCCGTTATCAGAGTCCGTATCATCAACCTGGATATTCAGCTTGTTTAGCGTGTATCGCTTTCGTTGGTTAATGTCAGGATACGCATCCTTTACAGGTGTTCCTGGAGCAAACATATATATGAGATAGCGTACAACTTTGTCCGCGCTAACCCCTTCAGGAAGATCGTCAGACCTATCAAGAATATGGGCTTGACTAGCCAAGTCCGAGAAACGGTATATTACCGACTCGTCATCTGGAATGCTTTCAATGTTGTACGATATTTTACTAAAGTCTAATTTTATCATTCCTCTATTGCGAGTATTACTCTAGATTGAAAACGGACCAAGTTTGTAGATTGAGCCAATGTAGAATCAAGAGGAACCACGAACTGATCTCTAACGCAAACAATGTCCCCCTTTTTTAATTTAGTGTTTGTCCAAACACCTTGGACTGGAAACTTGGGTTCATGAGCGGGAGCCACTTCTACTCTAACTCTATTGATTAAACTATCCGGCATAAATATACCTCCATGTTTTCTTTCATTTGAAAGAACTTCTCCAAGTATATATCCGTTTAAACTTATAATTTCATCATTTCTTCTAGCAGCAAATATTGCGTTTCTTGGAATCAACAAATATCTTTTACCATCCCTCTCAAATCCATTTTCGTCGTCTTGAATTTTTTGACGGGTATAAGTAGCGTCAAACCATACATCGTCTCCCTCCAAGCCATCAAACTCACACTCAAAGTCCCATCTGCTCTTGTCTCCAAGTTTTTCAGGAAGTTTAATCAACTTGCCTCTTCTAACTGCTTGCATAGCCTCTATGTCCTGCTTATCTTCATCGTACTGGCGATGTTGTTCTCCGGCCATTCTCATGTATTCTTTCATGGCCTTTTCGTCCTTGTATCGCCCTTTCTTCATTGACTTAACAAGCGAATTGATATCTTCTCTTCCCGGTTTATCTATCATGCCCTTTAGCTTATTGACGATTACCAAGGTTCCATTATTGAACTTAACTTCGTTCTCCGTCCATGTCTGAACCTCAATTAAACACTCGCCATTAATAAGTCGGAGCTTATCTATGTCTACGTCGCTATAATCCATCAAATAGTTTTTTTGTATATTTCAAACAGTTGTTTTTGAGTTTCGAAATTCTTCTTACCAACCGGAGTCTTTTTCTTTATCTTATTTACTCCTCGGCGCAATGACGAATACGTGCCAAACAGATTAATGGCGTCCCAATTACTCATCAGAGACTCGATCTTGTTCATATCTGTTTTTTCCCTTTCTAGGTAATATTGGTAAACCTCTATGATTTTTAGATAGTTATTTTTTGTCTTTGTTCTTATCATAGTGTTCTTTAAGTGTTTGGAAATAAGCCGATCTTCGTATTCGCTTTTCTACCTGAGTGCTTGTTATTTCTTCAAGTGTTTTATTGTATCTGGTTACAGCCAACTCAACCTGGTCCAAATCATCGCTCGTTATATTGGGGTCACAATAAAGAATCTTTCTTCTAGCTTTTGTTGACATAGGTGTAAAAATTCGCATCACCTCGTATATTTCTATCTTCTCATCCATCATACGTTGGATAAGACTTATTGCTCTATTCCAGTTATCAATTTTGTTCATATACAAATGCTATGTTTTTTTCGTGGACAGAATAAGTTTCAGCGTCTTGTATCTCAACTTTTTCAAGTTTACCAAGAACGCAAACCTTTTGCCCAACCTCAACATTAACATCGTTTCCAATTGCCAATATCGTGGCGTCCACTTGTTTGCCGTGAATCTTATCTATTCTAACGAACACTCGTCCGTCTGGTGGTCTTAAATTTGCCATGATGCAAATATACAAAAAAATCACACAGTGTCAAGTTCTTGCTTGTAAACAACACTATTTTACTTAAATTTGCACTATGTTTATCTGCTCAATCATACTCGTCATTATATCGCTTGGATTTATGATTAAAAACTCCATATATGGCTGTGGCAAAAGGTGTTATAAGACTCGAAATGAGGCAAAAGAACATTGTGATTACGATCAATATCCATATATGTGCTGGGACTGCGAAACATGGCATATAAAAAATAATGAAGAAAACACTTGACAACCTCGCGTGTTTGTTTTATGTTTGCTGAAATATTTCACTCCTCGTTTGCTATCGAACCACAGTAAACGAGGGTTGGAAGGTAAATGATTTGCTCTTACCAATCCAAAAGCTCGCAAAGTGGTTCTTGCGAGCTTTTTTTATTTTATGAATACAGGACAAATTGTTAAAACCAGGAACGTGCCATTCGCAATGGTTCCTACTGAATTTCTGAGAGACAAATCGGTTAGCCTAAAGGCAAAAGGGTTGCTCTCTTTTTTACTTTCCCTCCCGCATGATTGGGTCATATACAAAAGTAAGTTGACTGATTATTTCTTAGATGGAAAGGATTCGATCTCTAGCGCTTGGGATGAATTAGAATTGCTTGGATACATACACTCTGTTAGAATTGTTGGTAACGATGGCTTGTCAAGAGGGTTTAATTATATCGTCTACTACGAGCCAACCGAAAGCGGTTTAACGGAAAGCGGAAAACCCGATATCCGAAAACCCGCCACTACATATATAGACAATACAAAGAAAGAAATAACATATAAATACACCTTTGAGGATTTTTGGCTTGCATATGACAAGAAGGTGGACAAAAAACAAACCCTTGCTGTATGGAACAAACTATCCTCTGAGGACCGGATACTTGCAGTAGAAGGCATGGGAAACCACAAGAATGGCCGCGAGCGCAAATACTGGAAGGACCCGATACGCTATCTTCGCGATAGGAGGTGGGAAGACGAAACAACGAATACGAATACAAATACAAAACAAACTAATTACAACTATGACCCAAATGACCCAAGGAATAAATGGTAAGGTATCCATCTACAAAGATTTCAACGACCTGCAAGGGTACACAATTAGTGTACTGGGCGCACTTGAACGAATTAGGGCTGGAAAATCAAAGACACTTGTTGAGAAGGCGAGGGAAGCCAAAACCAAGAAAGAGGCGGATGAGTTAAAAAAGAAACTACCCGCTGTATGTTTTAGTGGCACTTTTTCCAAAAGAAAGGACTCTGAACTGCTTGAACACTCCGGATATATCGTTTTGGACTTTGATAATGTTGCGGATATGGACCAAAAACGAAGCGAATTGTGTTCTGTTGAGTATATTACCGCAGTTTGGGTTTCGCCTTCAGGAAAGGGCTTAAAAGCGCTCGTCCAAATTGAGTGGAAAACCATGCATAAGGAACACTTCGATTCCTTAATGAGCGAGATGCTCGACATCGACAAGACGGGTCGAAATGTTTCTCGCCTATGCTTTGAGTCGTATGATCCCGAACTTTACTACAATCCGAACGCGGAAACCTACAAGAAATTGCCCGTAAAGAAAGCCGACAGGAGATTGCCCCAACAGACAACTACCGAGACCATTAGCGATGACGACAAGATATTCCAAAACCTATTGACGTGGATGACATCCAAGGGAGACGCATTCCGCGAGGGGGAAAGGAACCACTTCGTGTTTAAGTTGGCCGCAAGCTGCTGTAGGTTTGGGATGCTTGAGGAGACGTGTTACAACCTAATGATGATGCACGTCACTCCTGATTCCAGTTTTAGTCAGAAGGAGTGCCGTCAAGCCATCCGCAGTGCGTACCGCGCCAACATGAATCAGTGGAATACGGCTGAGTTTACCAAAGACCAACTGGTTACAAAGAGTAACCACACCGAGGTTAAGATTGAACTCACCGAGCAGGACCTCGAAGAGATAAGCAAAGAGGATGTAATCTACGCTGAGGAGGTAATGGAGCAGGCGTCCGAGATTTACCTCAAGGGATATCAGGCCGCTATGCCACTTGGTGTTCCGTTACTCGACAAGCACTTCAAAAGAGTTAAAGGCGAATTAACAATTGTTTCCGGAATAGGAAACTATGGTAAGTCATCTTTTATGAAGTGGGAGATGATATTCCGCATGGTCAAGTTTGGAGAGAAGGTGGCCATCTTCACCCCTGAAGAATTACCAGCGGAACAATTCTACCACGACTTGGTGGAAATTTATTTCGGAAAAGACTGTACGCCAAGCAATTACAACAGACCGAGTTATGATGCGTACATGAAAGTGTACAAGATGATTGGTGAACATATTTTTATGGTGTACCCCAAGAACGTAAGCCCAACTCCCGATTACGTGAAAGAGGTTTTCCTCAGCATGATTATCAAACATGGGGTGGATCGTGTGATTATCGACCCATTCAACCAGATGGCGAACGACTATACCAAGGGCGGTGGGCGCAGCGACAAGTACCTTGAAACATTCCTGTCTGACTGCACACGGTTTGCCCGAAAGAACAACGTTTACTTTGACATCGTAGTCCACCCGCACAAGATGAGAAAGGGAGACGACGGAAACTACCCCTGTCCAGAGGTGTTTGACTTGGCTGATGGAGCGATGTGGAACAACAAGGCCGACAACATCATCATCTACCACCGTCCGCTTGCCCAGACCGCACCGGAAAGTCCACTGTGTGAGTTTCACTCCAAGAAGATCCGCAGACAGAAGATTGTAGGGATCAAGGGATTCTTTGACTTTGAACTTGTAAGGTCTACTCGCAGGTTCACATTTGAAAATGTTGACTACCTACAACAAGCCAT